GCTTAATGTACCATTTCTACTTGTGTTCCTATAGGTATATACAGGTTCAGGTCTTCCTAAGAAATTTGTGTCTTGCCAATTAGCAGTTGAATTATCGTTGAATTTCAATTCGTATGGGGCAAACCACATTATTCTCCCACCATTAGGACCTCTTTCACATAATGGTAGGTCTTGAACATTAAATCCAGGTCTTTTTGAATCTTTCCAAGCTAAATTCTCAATTGAGAACATATATTTTTTTACGGTTGTTGTTCCAACCCATGAAGGTTTTTCATTTTGAGTTATTTTAGAAGGATAAATATTTAGATTATATGTGTTATTTAACACAGAATTATCAAATTTTCTACCGAAATTTACGATACCATCTGATTGTTGTAATCTATTGTTTGTTGCGTAAGGACTTGATTTTGTAAAAATTCTACAATATTCCTCACCGACAACCGCGCTTCCATTATTGTAAGTTACACTTTTAACTTGAGATCCTTTTGTAATTTTTTTGTAACCATCGTGAAATATGGTACTAGACTGATTAATCGCATTTCCAACATGTTTTAACCTTTGTTCTCCTTGTAATCTATCAGCCGAATCAATTAATCTTTGAGTTTCATCCAAAATTGAACCCGGCCTAAAATCAATACTTGTTGACCAAAACTGTTCATTACCTGATTTATACTTTGGAGACACCCAAATAATATTACCTTCCAAATTGTTTTGGTTGATATATGCCTTTGACGCCAAACCAAAACTAATTTTACCTTCATTACCTTCGTAATCTTTACCTAGTACATCAGGTCCATAAACTATAGATTGCGTCGCATTTCCAAATACATCAATCGGTACCGCATTTAAAGGTGAATTTGCAAAACTTGGATCTGATATTGATGATCCAACATAATATGCACCGGGCAGTTTTAAACCAAAATTATCTAATAAGTTATTAACACCAGTAGTTATTAAATTGCCAGCTAATCCACCAAGTAAACTATCTCCATACGCAGGTCTAAAAATGTTATAGGATATATTTGAAAACATAATATCCTTTTGACCATCGTTTGTACTTTCTAAAAGTATTTGACCAAAATTTATAACCCTTCTTGATGCACCATTAAATAAACCTCCTAAAATTGTGCTTCTTCCTGCTGCTAAGTTTATTATCTCACCTAAATTATCCGTGTTTCTTTTATTTAAACCATCTAAAAAAAGATCACCAGGAATTGGTGACGAACCAATATAACTTCCTTCTAACTTACTTAAAAAAGTGTCATTAACATCTGAAGTTGTAATTTGAAAATTAACAGAACTTTTACTTAAAATCTCTTGATTTGTAAAAAACGCATCGGTACTTAAAAGTTGAGTTTTTAAAACTTGTGACCCAATTTTCGCCAAATATGAGTCTTGAGATAACGAACCGTTATTACCATTTGGATTACTCTTTGTTAATATCTCATATGCAGTATATGTTGATGGTATTAATGTTGAGTTTGCATTTGTGTTTTTTATAACTGGCGGAAATCCAAAATTTTCTAAAGAAAAAAGCACTTCCGATGCCGATAAATTTGGATTTGATTGTTGATACTGAGCGCTCGGTTGTGGTGGATCATTGAAACCTACCATGTTATATGGTTTCAAATTTTTAACAATTAATTCTTTTCTGAATGTCTCAGACGAAGCAAAAGATAGCTGACTTTCTGTGTTGCTTTGATTAACAGGACCGGCTTGCTGTGCTTGATATAGTAAAGATTGTACAGGCATTCAATATTTTTTATATAAATAGATTGAATGTTATTTTTTGTTATGCAGTTGTTTGATATTCACCAACATTATTACCCGTTAAATTGTAATTATTTTTCATATTTTTTTGTTCTTGGATTAACGCAGCAATTGTTTGAGGTTGTTTTAAGACCTTTGACATCACATCAGTAATATATGCAGTATCAACACCAGGAGGTGCATCCACTTTAATATTAAAATCTATAGTATGGTTGTGAGTAAATTCTCCTTTTTTTGTTTCGGTGCTCTGCGAATACTCTTTTATTTTTTGATCAAATGTGTTTGTTACAGATTTTAATTCAGTAATAGGATTTTGTGTATTAATATTTTTTAATATATCATCGGTTAAAGGACTTTCCAATGAATTAGGTGTAAAATTATTAGAACCTAAACTTATTTTGGGTATTTTTATTGAATCTTCTTCTTTTTTTGCAATTTGACCATTAAATAAATTTTGAGATTTTTCATCAAAGCTTTTAAATAAATCTGCAAATCCTGACATTTGTTTATCAATGTCTATTTCAATGTTACCTAATGATTTATCTTCTTTAAATAAATTTTCATTTGATGAATTAGTTATATTTGTTGTTGATAAATCTTTATTTTCTGTAATTTGATTAGATAGATTTTTAAAATTATTCTCTGAATTTGTTAGTGAAGTTGTATTTGGTTTATTATTTTGCAATAAAATACCAATCAGAGAATTAAAGTCATAATCAGTACCGCCAATTAATCTTTTATTTTCTATTGGTTGTTTGACATTTAAATTTGAGGCCACTGGTGCGGTTGTGATATTATCCTCTTTTTTAGTGTTATCTACTTTATTGAAAGTTAAACCTGGTGTGACATAAGGGATATTTAAACCGAACTTACTACTTTTTTGATCCGACGAAAAAGGATCGCTCAAAAGATTTTGCGAGTTATTTTGATTAACTAAACTTGAGAATTGACTATAATTATCAGTCGTTTTTAGCGATGAGTATTGATTTAAGTTATTACTAAATTCTGTTAAATTATTATTTGTATTTTGGGTATTATTTAATGCGGTATTTAATGTACTATCAAATTTTCTTAGGAAAGTTGAATCAAAAGGTAATGTATTAATTAATTTATCATCATTTTTAGTCTTAGCATTTTCGGCAAAATTTAATGGTGTGTTTTCTGTACTTTTACTTCCAACTGATTTATCTTTTAAAGTTAAATCAGAAATATCTAACTTTGTTGGTTTTTCTGATGTTTTTATCAAATCAGCAAAACCTGTTTTTGACACATCCACCAATTCTTGTAACTTAGTTATAGTCTCTTCTTTTGTTCTTATATTTGCAGTCAAATCAGATTGTTGGCTTACGTTGCTAAATGTGGATTGGTTTTGAGTTGTTTGTGCCAAATTAGTGTTTAGTGTATTACCAGCATTTACAACAGAAGAAGTATTTGTGACTGTATTTGGAATTTGAATCGCTTGGCTTGTTTGCTCAGCACTTTGTCTTTGATTACGTAATTTTTCTACGAAGTCAAATATAGCGAACGGTTCTTTTGGTGATTCTGGCTTAGTTTCATCTAAAGAAGCTGTGGCAATTGAATTGGTATTGTCCTTTACTAATACCGAATTCTTAAGATCAGTACCTATTTTAGTTATACCATCTTTTGATATATTATACAATTTTTCAAGTTTATCAAAAAATTCTTCACCTAAAATTTTTGAATATTTTTCGTCCAATGCTTTACCTTGTTCTTCTAGTTGTTTTTCGGAGAATTTTCCACTAGATATATTTTTAAAAAAATTCATTAAATCGGAAATCCCTACATCACTTAATTCTCGTATTTTTTTTGAATCAATAGATTTTAATAATTCAGCGGCAAGATCATTTTTAAATTCATTAAGTGATTCTATCCCCTTCCTAACCGGTCTAGCCATAGAAATTCCACCTCTAACAGATGATGCAATTGACTCTAATTCGTTTAAGGATCTTTTTTGTATGTTTAATTGGTCTTTAGCCGTCTCCTCAATTGTTTTATTTGCATCTTTATTTTGTTCTGCTAAACTTTTTAGATCTTCGTCTGTTAATTTTTCAATTTCTTTTCTATCATAAATCCCTAAACCTTCACCTTTATCATCTCTTCGTTCAACAGAAATCATATATTTACCATCCTTCATTTCTGATAGATTTGCTATCATTTCTTTTTGATCTTCGGTCAAATCGGTTTTAAGAGTTGGAAATCTAATTTTACTCATCTTGTCCGCAAGTTCTGAACTACCTAAAGCCATCTTAGCTAATTCGTCGGCAGTTAATCCAAGTACTTTACCTATTTCTCTTAATTCACGTTTAGCACCTGGTAATATTTCAAATTTTTGATTTTGTTCATTAAAATACGTGAATCTTTTTGACATTTCGGTGACCTGTTTCATGAGCTCTTCTGGATTGTTCTGACCTAAATCCATAAGTTTCAGAGGGTCTAATAAATCACCAGTTGCAACACCTAATCTTTGTAACGACGCAGCCAAATCAACGGCCTTTTCGGGGTCAAACAAATCTTCGGCCAATGTAAATATTTTAGTCATGTCAATGTTAAACAATGCGGCCTTTGCCGACATTCTAGTTAAACCCTCAATTCCATTTGCAAAATTAAATGTGCTAAGCTTACCTAAATTTTGAACAACTAAATCACTAACCGCTTTAGTATTCACCCCCAACGCTCTTGTAGTGTTGATAACTTTTTGCATGTTAGTTGTGATTAGGGAAAGGGAAAAACCTTGTTCCTTAAAACTTTTAACAAGTTTATCGGACTCTACACCTGTAGCTTCCTGTGCGGCAACTATTTGTTGTATTTCTTCGGCTGTTGCTACGTAATTTCTATTTGTTGCATCAGCAATTTCATTAACCGTTTTAGCCGCTAATGCTATCGCACCTTCGTATGAAGAAACTTGATCTGTTAATAATAAAAGTTTAGAAGATGCGTCAGATATCCCAAGAGCCATTTCTTGAATTCTGTCTCTAGCACCTCCGAAATTCTTTATAATTGACGTAGTAGATACATCTAACTGTGATAAAGTATCCCCAAACTCAAAAAGACTTTCATTTATTTGTGTTAAAGTTCTTCCTTGCTCCTGTCCGATTTTACCAAGTGATTTTAAAAACCCCTCCTCATCAAAAGTATCTGTTTCTTTGTTAAAAAAACTTTCCAAATTTATTTTTTTCTTTGTCATCTAAAAAATTTGTATCTATTTATATAAATACAATTAAATCACGTTTTTGGTGTAATCTCATCAATATACTTATTTAAAAGATATTTTCTAAGCCATGTTGGCATAGTATTAAAATCTGTATAAGATATGTTCAGGTTTTTTGTACAGTAATAATATTCGTCGGAAAGGATTTTTCTATACTCAGAAGAAAGGCCGAAAAAATTCAACCCCGAAAGCCACACTTATGGTAACCTTTTCTCCTGACGGGGCTAAAATATCTCTTGATAAATCCAAACTTGGTTCATTATCATTTAAAAAGTTTCTAATAGTTTTTGAATCTAGAATTGGAAGATTTTCAACAAATTTCGCTACACTATTTCTATCTGAACTACCATCTACTTCTAAAATTTGTTTATTTAATTTCCAAGTAACTTTAGGAGCGACCAAATTTACGGGATAATTATCAGCCAATTTTTCTAATTCTAAACTTTCACCCAAACTTAATGGTTTTATTTTAACAACACTACCTGATTTAGGTAATTTTAATACAAATGAACCATCTTCACTTGGTTGTTGTTCTGTTTTTTTAATATTTAATTCGTCAAGTGATAATGTATAATCAAATTTCTTATCCGTTTTCGGATCAATAAGGTTAAAATTATATTCAGGACCGAATGCAGTATTTCTTAAAAATATCAAAATCGCCTCAACATCACCCATCAATAATTCCTCAGGTCTTAATTCGGGTTCATATAATTTACTTCTTAATAGTGATAAAATAATACCTTCTTTATTATTTGATTTTACAGACATTAAAATATTTTCGTCCGAAGCAGTTAAATAACCTACCTTAACTGATTTTTTCTTACTTTTATAAAATACACCACCGCTTGGTAATGTCACAATATCGTGTGGTAAATTAAATCCCACTTGTCCGTATGCTGAAGCGTCTTGTTCCATAAGTTTTTATCATAATAATATTCTATTTAATCTCAATGTAAATTTAAAAGCAAAAAAAACCCATACATACAAATGTATGGGAATTTTTAAATAGTATTTTTATAGTTAAAAAAAATTAGTATACTAACACACATCTGTCCATTCTAAGTTCCGCTGTAATATCAGCTAAGTTGTCTGTGTTGTATGCTAATGAACCAAAGTTTACAGAGGTCAAAAATGTTCCTTGTAAAATCCATTTTTCAACAGGAACTCCAGTTGGATCAAGCATCTCCAAATCAACATCTTGTTTATACCCCGCAGCATAACCCATACGACCTGTTACAGATTCAGCACAAAGGCGAACCCATTCCATTAAAGCTTGTGCTGCAGACGGACCTATTGGGTCTCTAAATTTAACTTGTATTGGATCCCAATTAAATCTACCAGCAACAAATGTTGATGTATTTAGAAAAGGTATTTCTGTGGAATTTATCTTGATTGATGGTCTGGAAGCAGTTTCTACAAACCATTCATTAATACCCAAACTTGATGGAAATCTCAAGATGAACCTGTTCTGTCTTTTTGGTTCATAGGGTATGGGCATTTTCATTAGTAAATCAGCCATTTTATTTTAATTTTTTTTTCAGTTTATTTTTATTATAAATATCATTCACTTTTGTTTTTTTTAATATTTTTTCTTTACTCCTCCTGCAGTTGAATAAGTTTGTAAAATATTTTCAGGGTCTTTTTCAAAATGCTTTTTCATACTCTCCACATTTCTAATGTCATCATCAGAAAATCCTATGGTTGGTTCGGGAATAAAATTGTTGCTGACATCGTTCTTTAAAAAAGCTTTTTTTCCAATTTCACTTGAAATTTGTTTTATGTAAGAAATAAATTCTTTCATTGCTTTTATTTTTCCTTCTTCAGGATTTGTTGCCGAACCTTCACCATAAGTAACAGGATAAAATCTACATAAATCCAAATATTCATTTAAAATCTCTATTTTATCTTGAGACCCTTGGTATCCAGCCATATCTCTATATTTCTCTAAATTCCTAATTAACTCTGTAAAAGAAATACCATCTCTATTTGACAATATAATATTATAACAAGCCTCCCTTAATACGGATGGAGTATGTCCTCTTGCTGTGATAATTGCAAATATTGACCCGTTATTAATCGCCTCAACAAAATCAGGCCAAGCAGGACCAACAGGTGCAACCATACTGTCAATTATAAATTTTTTATCTCCATTAACACCGAAGTTTCTAAATGGATTTTCACCAAAACCAACTATAATCTCACTTTCATATTTAAATTCTTCATTACCTATTTTGGTTCTAAAATGCGCAAAATCATCAGTTGACATTCCAACTTCATCTCCGCTTTTAGTTTTAAGAATAATTTTTGTTGGCATATTCATAATATTATCATCCCAATCAAAAGCGTAATACTTCATATCAGGAGTTCCCTCGTCTGTTATACCTTCAAATATTTTTCTTCTTATCATTTTGTTAATTTGTTAATTAATCTCTCTAACTGAGATTCGGAAACAACAATTGATTTTGGTTTTTTCTTGGTTGTTTCATTTATTTTTTTTGGTTGCTTAGGTTTCATAATTTTTTTATATATAAATATTAGAACTTTATAAAAAACAAATCCCCCCTAAAAAAATAGGAGGGATTTGTTAATTTTATTTAAAAACGATTATATGTTTTCAAATGAAGCACCTGTCGGTGTAATATAGAATGTGATATCTATGAATTCCAAAGATTTTGTTGGTTTGATATAAATAGATCCTACCAATCTATTATTATCCAAATCTTCAACAGAATTAGATACTGTCACTCTAAAGTCATAAAGACCTCTATCTCTTCTAATTGAATCCAAGATAGGATTAACTGCGTCAAGGAATTGTTGTCTCACAATTGCATCGTTTTGTTCAAATAACAATCTAACTGCAACTGCTGATATTAATTTACGAGCTTGTAACAACAATCTTCTTACGTTAATTCTATCAAGTGCTGATTGTTTAATTTGTAGAGTTTTGTTACCCCAAATTACAGTACCTACATCTGAGAAAGTAGCAATAGGATTGATTCTTCCTTCATATAAAACATCTCTATCAGTTTGAGATAATTTCTTTCTTGCTTTAACTGAATTAACAAGACCTCTTGTATAACCTGCGGTTGCAAACCAAGGGAATGCTACGTTATCAGTTAATGCCAAGTTTCTTGTAACCTCAGCTGTTGGTGGAATGTAAATTTGTGTGTTATTCACATTATCTCTTGTTAATAACCAAGGATAATATGTCGCCGTATAATTTGAATCAATATCAGAATTATTTAA